CTCTTTCGATCTGGAAGATCAGACCCTTGAACTTCTCAACCGACCAGCGACCGTTGGAGTCAACGTCGAGGTCAAATGCACCTGCGGTAGCGGTGTTAACTTGTGCACCAGACTCAGCAACCTTGTAGATAGTTCTGATAACTTCGCGGTTGATTTCAGCAAGGATCTCTGTGGAGAGAATGTTTGCCAATTCCGCTTCAGCGTTCAGACCGTGGATTGCCTTGAGGTCTTGTGCGAGTTCTAATGAGTACTCAGCTTTCAGCGCTCTGGACTTCGCAGTAACGGTGACCTTCTCGATCGAGAATGCCATCTCATTGAAGGCATTATCCGTTGCGTCGCCAAGTGCTTCAGCGTCGTCTGTACGCATACCCTGACCAACAGGATATGTGGTTGCAGTCTGTGAACCTTCTGGGTTCAATGCTGCAGGGTTGCTAGCGTCTGTAAGTCCAGTACCACCAGTTGTACCGAAACCAACCGAACCACCAGTGAAACCGTTGGTGAGGTCGCCGCTGTTGTTCTGACCAGCGAATGCAGTATTTGCTTCGTTGAACAGCGCTTCGGTGCCGTCTTGAGTAGCGTAACGGGAACGCATAGCGAAGATCAGTCCAGTAGGACCGTTCATTGGCTGAACGCCTGCGAGGTCATAAGCGACCAGGTTAGGCATTGAGCGTCTGATCAGGGAGATCAGAACAGGGTCGAAACCAGCAACGGTTTGACCACCACCGGATTGATAACCGGTTGCACCAACAGAGTTGGTAGGTGCTGCTTCGGAGAGGAATTCCTTCTCTTCACGAAGTGCTTTTTCTTGGTTCTCCAGGAGAACTGCGGTAACCATTCTACGGTGGGAATCCTTAATAGGATCCATTCCATCATAGTCGAGTAAAGGTGCCCACTTCTCCTGCAGATACTCTTGGTTGTACATCTGCATTTGTTTTTACCTTGTTATAAAAAAGTTAGTTTGACTTATGATATTGAAATCACTTTTTAGAGACTCTTCTCAGAGTATCCATGTAGGATTCCATAAGGGGTGAGACAGAAGATTGCTCAACCACTTCTGTTCCTTCAGAGATTGTTTCTGTATGGTCTCTTGGAGCGCTGGTTTGCTCAGGGAAGTAAGACTTCCTCAAGGTTACAAGCTTCTCACGATAGTCTGCTTCACTCTCAAACTCAACATTTTCGGCAAGAGAAGCGAGTTTGTCCTTTTGTGAAAGTGCAAGACCTTCAGTTACTTCTGCGAAAATAACGTCAGAAGAGGACTCGGCTAATCTACGATTGAGAGCAACATTGCGATCAATTTGCTCGTTGAGTTTATTCTCCATTTCATCAAGTTTATCTACCATACTCTCGATTACATCATACTTATCTTCAGGGATGGTTACATAATGATCTTCAAAAAGACTCTTCATTCCGGTGAGGAACGATTCGGTCATTTCAGTCTTGAGTCCTTGCTCAACTGCGAGTTGGTTCTCTTGGAGCCACTCATCAGCAACGTACTCCAGATAGGAATCGACACGCTCGGTCAATCCTTCTCTGATAGACTGGATTTCTTCTACGAGTGCTTGCTCGTATGACTTGGCGAGTTCTTCCTTGATTTCGCCAATTTTTGCTTTGATAGCAGATTCGAAGATGGTTTTCGCTTTTTCCTGGAACTCTTCAGAAAGCTCTTCACCGCTCAAGAGAGCAGCAACGTCTTCCTCAACTGAGTACTCAACGGTTTCCTCTTCTTCGGTAACTACTTCTTCAGTAGTTTCCGCTTCTGATTCAGCGACGACCTCTGTGGTCTCTTCTTCTGCCTCTTCCTCGTTAACAATCTCTTGACCGTCTTCGATTTCGTCAGATACTGCTTCTGCTTTTGCAGCTTTAGCATTGACTACATCTCTGACCTGCTTCAGAGTTGCACCAGGTTCTTTGAGTTTTGCGCTATCGTCATCGGGACGATAGTTTTCAGGAGAGGGACCGCCGAGATCTTCAACTGGTACACCAGAAGAAGGCATTGGCTCAGCTTTAGCAGCTCCTTTGGTTACTACGTTTTCCATTTCTTGTAAATTGCTACCAACGGACATTTTTGATTATTTTGTATTAATCTATATTTATTTATAAATTAAAGATTTGAGAGGAAATCACTCCACAGCTGGAGTTTGTTCTCTTCAAGTGCTTTTTGGTCAACGAGAGTGTTAATTCTCTTCTTGGTTTGAGTAGCGAGTTGCTCTCGAAGGATTCCTCCTTCCCATACCCACTCTCTTCCTTCCATAATTCCATTAACAAAAGCATCAGGAGCAGAAGGGTCAGCGACGATATCAGCAGCAGTTGCTAACTGGAAGTCTTCGCCAACAATCTTACATCCTTCATTAGTGGTTTGGAGTGAACCAACACCACGAGAAGAAACGCCAAGTTTTACACCTTCATCGAGAAGTGAAGATGCAATCTTACCCATAGGAGTAGAAAGGATTTGTGCCTTTCCTCTAAAGTTATTACCTTCTTGAACAAGTGAGGTAATTTTGTGTGAAACTCTATCAAGATTCACAGTAGGACCATCAGGGTGACCCAGTTCACCAAGGGCACGACCTTTCTGTACAAAGTTTTCGTTGTAACGACCAACTTCTCTTGCGAGAGTTTGGATAGGATACATTCTTCCATTACGATTCTTCAGTTCGCCTTGGAGGAATACACCTTCAATGTACAACTTCTTATTAGCGCCTCTGCCTTCGGTGATGATTTCTACTTGTGAAATCTCTTCGGTGATAAGTTTCATTGTTTTATGCGGTAAATCCTACTTTTGCACCTAACACATCAGTTCCTGATGCAACAGAAACTACGTGTGTTGGTTTCTTTTCTAACAACTCAGTTGTGTTTGCTAAAAGTGTAAACGTTCCGACAGTAGTACCACCAGCAGTTTCTTGAACTGTGATGACTAAATCGGATGTACCGGGATTAGCAAGACGAACAACAGTTGCTTCACTAAAACTACTAGCAGTACCAACAGCGTTTGGTACTGTGATTTCAGTTCCTAATGGTAAAATTCTTCCCATTATTCTTGATCCTCTTGTGGTTCTTGATCGGGTTCAACTTCAGTTTCAACCTCAGGTTCAGCAAAGATAGTTGCTGCTACCTCAGGTCTTCCCATCTCAACTCTTTGTGCCGCTTTGGCGTAAAGATGGTTCTTAATAGTATCAGTTACTTCTGAAGCAGAAGCATCACTAGCAATCAAATCGATAATATTTTCCATAAAAAAGGTGTGTTATTATATGATCTATTTATATCTCAGCCTTTTTGCTGTCTTTTTCTAGTTCAGCATCCACTGCTCCCTCATTGGGATCCATAGGAATATCACCCATTCCCATTGCGTCAGCACCCATTCCTTCCATACCATTTCCTTCACCTGGTAACATTTCACCCTCTTGTGGTAAAGGTTCTCCAGTAATTGGATCCATACCATTTGGATCAGGAATGATGCCCTTCTCAATTTCATCATCAATCTGTGCATCAATCTCAATAATTTCAGAATCACTTTGACGTAAGACTCTCTTACGAACATATTCTGTAGAGTAGAACTTACCAATGTATGGTTCAATCTGTGCGAGAATACCCAAACGATTTTGAATCATTTCAGATTCTTTGAGTTCTGCAAACTGGTTATCATACAGGAAGTCATATTGAATATGATCCTTCATCGTCTCCCAATCTTCGGGAGTAATAATGTTCTTAAGAATCAGTTGAGTTCTCAACATATCATTGAACATTTGAGCAAAACGCTTTCTCAAACGACCAACGAACTTAGCAAACTTCAGTTCATCACGCAGGATTTCTGAAGAACGACCCAGGTTGAAACCACCATCAGCAGCAATTCTAGATTCGGGAACATTCAGTGATCTGTAGAGTTTCTTTTGGAAATACTCAATATCAGCAAGTTCTCCAAGATTCTGACCACCAGGAAGAGTTGTGATTTCTGTACCACGACCACCTTCACGGCGAGGTAACCAGAAGTCTTCCATCATAGACATAAACTTACGATCATCACGGACTTCGCCAGTGTTTGCATCGTATGCTAGTTTATTTCTATAGCGAGACATAACCTGTTGCAGGTATTGCTCTGCTTTTACTTTTGGAAGATTACCAACGTCAATATAGAAAATACGACGTTCTGGTGCTCTTGAAAGTCTGTAGATAACCAGAGAATCCTCAATCATTCTCAACTGATTGAGTGATTTGATTGCTTTATGCAGATAAGAAAGAACAGTTCCTTTGTTTCTATCTACAAGACCTGAACTGCAATATACAACTGAGTCTTTCGCAATCTTGATTGAATCAGACTTCTTAGCACCTGCACCATACATCGCACTTGGATAGTTTGGTTTTGGTGTATAGACAAAATACTCTTCAATATCTGGTTCAAATACTACCGTCCCGTCTGCTTTTTTGGTGGGACCAATACCATTCTGACGCAGTGCTTGTCCTCTAGCATCAACTTTCTTTTCTTGACGGACATACTTGATCTTCATTGGATCAATGTA